TTCAGTTTTAAAGGATGAAATCCCCCCCCCGTCTCTCCGGGGTGTCCTAAACCAGTGCTTATCGCACGGATGTGTTACATATCATCTCACAACGATATGTCGGCGCGTCTTGCGACGCAGGTTGAGCTTTCCGCCGGTCGAACCGGAAAGGAAAGCCAAGTACTGGATGTCAGTGAAGCCCGGGTGTTCAGATGCGTCCTCGACGGGAGTATAACAATACTCTCGCCAAGTCCACCTCTGTTCATCCCGATTCCACTTAACTCCTACGCCAAACTTAAATACCTCATAAGGAACGTCAAAGGCACCGTTCATGTTTTTAACGAGCAATGAATCGCTCTTATCAACATAAATTCGACCCCGTGAAGGGTCGCGGGGCCTATAAAGGCGTTCCCAAGGAGGTGTGTCGGCTCGTAAGAAATCTCGGACTCCTGTAAAGAAGTCTTCGACTCTGTTCGACCGTAAAGTAGCGTTATGGAAAGTCATTCTGGCAGAAGTGCTTGCCAGAGGAAAGTCCAAGTACACAGGACGTACGTCCTGCCCTTCGTACCAGTCTGCCCCACAAGACTCACGGAATTTGCCGGTAGCGAAGCTTTTGGCCTCGTTCGGTATAAATCCGCAGATCCTCAGTAGCGTCACCAAAGTCCCATATGCTTCCGTGGGGATGATTATATCATCTCCATAGACAGCATGGGTCTTCGATTGGCAGCCCACGTGTCTCATCGACGCGCGGACTGCTGCTGCAAAGATCAGAGTCTCTAAGGGAAAACAGAAACCATTGCCCATGCTCACAAACTTTTCATATCGATATGTATTACCATCGAGCTGATAGCTGGGTGAGCGGATTGCATCCAGGAAAGAAAACCACTTCCTGGGAAGCAGATATCGGCAAAGACCGATACTGTTGCAATCACTAGCGCTACTCAAATCGAGTGTCGCTAGCCATTCGTATAAGCTGCCAATCATCGCGAGATGAGCATTTCTGCTCTGATCGCTCAGATCGTAGCCCCATTCAGCGAGAAGCCGTCTAAGTTCTAGATCGGCGCCCTTCTGGATGTACGAATTGAGTAATGGTTCGATCGCGATCGACCTGTCGGTCTTCGCGGTCTTTAGTACGAAACCAAGCTTGTTGAACGTCACCATACGACAACGACTCTCTATATACTGGAACGCTTGCTGTAAATCTAGGCAAGACACTCCAGCCCTCGTCTCAGAGAACCGAGCGAGGAACTGTTCGTTAGAACAGAGAGGGCCGTAAACGTAGGGTAAGGCGCTAGGTGTCACGGTCCAATCTTCCGCGTGAAACTTGCGAAATAGATTGGTAGCATTTCCGTGAACACCGATAGAAGCGCCTGAGCTGAAACCGCATGAATCCCGGATTCGCTTCATATTCGGCTCATCGCCGATTACTTTGCGAATCCAGTCCCGCATAAACGCAAGTTGCCGCGTGTACACAGGATTCAACCCCTTCAACCTAGTGAACCGATGGTTTGTCTTACGACAAGTCCTCTCAGCTGAGAGAAACTTTTGAACAGCTGCCCTTTCGGGCGTTTGTTCGAAACCAAAGGTCCTATAATCAAAAGGAGCTTTTAGAATTAATGCAGCAATCTGATTGGCGGCAAAATGCTCTGTCGCCGTGCTGTATACAACTGTGGTAGCACGTTCAGACCACAGATATAGCCCAGGCCAGTCGCGCGCTCTCAATTTACCGAGAACGTCGGCTGACCAGGGATACTCCGTGCAGTTATCGTTCAAAACTATCGTCAGAACTTTTATTAGTTTCTGCGAGTGGATCTCGGCGGATGAAATCCGCCGATTGCTTTTGCCTTTCGATTTCTTGTTGTGCATTACGCACTCCTATAGAATAGATGACACCAAGGGCAGCTAGCCCAAGGATAATGGTTACCATCGTCACCAGCACCAACGCGATAACCCGTTCAGAAGACATGACTTAGTACGTCAGGTCATGCTTCCAGAACAGGGCTTTTCCGTCGGCGCCGATAGCGAAGTCACCAATGTCATCACGAAGAGCATCAGCATCGGCTTCCGCCATACCCACCGGCAAAGAGCACGAGATAGTAACAATCGCTTCGGCTTGTGAGCCGTCGCCGAGAGTTACAGTCTTAGTGCGCTTCGCCTCAGAGCGAGCAACTCCCGCGAAGTCTTTAGTAGGCTTCGGAGCAACCCGGGACAGCGCAAGAGTATCCTTGACACTGAACGAGTGGCTCGGGCCAACGTAAACAACTTTGTTGGGAGTGGCAAAACTATCCTGACCATAGGCCAGGGTGTTAAGGGTGATGGACATCTTAAGTTTCCTTCAGTTTAGCGTTGTTCAGAAATTGAACTTTAAACGCTGTACAGTTAAAGCTACGCTGTCAAGCGTGCGGAGCCAGCTTCGATCTTCTGCATTACGAAAATCAAAGGCTGGTAACCACGTTAAGCCGACAGTTACGCTAGGGATCCGCTTCTTTATTACGAAGTGGCGGTAGTAGGTGCCTACTCGATTATCGGTACAGGACCAGGTGCTGGAACTCACAGGGACGTTAGTCCCATCGGAATCAAATTCCCGAGTTTCAATCCACTTGGTCCAAGATGCCAATTTTCGAACACCCATTCTCGGAGAGATAGCCGCAATGAAGTCACCGACGTTAGCGAACCAGTCCAATACGAAACTCAATGTTACGAGTTCGTACGCGGCACTTGGTACATCGCTTAGTCTAAGACCAAATTTGGCCGAAGTGGAGAAAGTGTACTCATAGAGCACACCCGCCCTTACTTCAATACGTCCGTTGTATCTGCCTGTTGAGACCGACTTGAAGTTAGTCGTCGTATGGTTATACGACCTAACAACTTCCGGAAACTCACGCATGGCATAGCCGCGGGACGTAAACCTCTTTGAGACTTTGTCATTACTTAACTGCTCAAGAATAGATTCGGTAGTAAGCATGAGCGGAACGATACCGTAACGGTATCGCGTCCATTCGTTCGCAAGAAACTTAGCGAACGTCAGACCAGATTTCGCAAACTTTCGCGATTTCTTGATCTGCTCAAACTTTTCCCGAATATTTTCAAGAGGAGTTCGAAGCATGGTGAGTGTTTTCTTCAACTCAGCGATATCAACAAGACCCATTACGTCAGTCGTAGCTATACCAGCTACGGCCGCCGTACCGGCTTGTATCTTCGCAGAGTTTCGGAGGGACTCCCATTCTCCACTACCATCAACACACGGCTGGTATTGATCCCAGCCGTAGTTTACGTACAGTGTTTCCACGTACTTCTTGACGGTATTTCCCGTGCAGGACGCTACACGCGTGCGCACCTGTTCGCCCGTGGCTGAACCACCCCTTGTTTCCAAAATGGATTCATAGGGATTGTTTATAATTTCCCCTCGCTTCACGCGAGACCGGAAATTGGGAGTAACTACATCGGTCGTTGTTTTCGACCAACCTCCCGCGTAGGTAGTGCCAGAACTGGTCGTGACTTGGGATCCATTACAACGGATCTCGCGTCGCGTCCAGGTAGCACCAACTGCGCTAAAGCCAGGACCATCAGTTCTTACGCGCTGTGTCATAATCTGACCCCTGCGTAATGACTTGGGCAACTTCGCCGTCAGCTTTCGCTTCAGGCACCGCGTCAGACGAGTTACGAATTTCTTCATACTCGTCCCAAACGGTTTGAGTCGACAGGCTATCGCTAGCTTGCTGACTCTGCACCACTTGTGAAGGAATGGCACCTGCAATCTGATCAACTAGGTCGACAATTAAGTCGAGACGTTCGATTTTCCGTTTTGACGCGGAAACTCTTGCGTTCTTAGCTGCAAACTTCAGCAGCAACAGAGCCAGTGAGATATAGAAAGTAGATACCATTTTA